GCCTGCTCAAGGAAAACGCTCCGCCGTGACCATCGCGACCTCCGCCTTGCACCTGGCCGACCGAATCTCGCGGGCGACCGGCCTGGGCAGGCGACCCTTCGACGCGGCGACGCTCATCCGGCAGGCTCTGGCGGGAGAGGATCAAACTGCCTTCGGGCCGGACTTTGGGCCTGACCAGTTCGGCGAGGGGCTGATGATCCTCCTCTCCGCCTTGGAAGCGGAAGCCAACCTCTCCCTGGTGGGTCGCCTTGCCGTCCGTTGGGACACGATCCGCTGCATGCGCAACTTGCTGCGGATGCGACGCGAGGAGACCCGCGCACCCGGCATCACCGCAACCCCCATCCGTCACCCGCTCATCATCACGGGGCTGCCGCGCAGCGGCACAACCTTCCTGCACCGGCTGCTCGACTGCGATCCTATGATGCGCAGCCCCAGCTGCTGGCAGACCATGGCGCCCTACCCGCCCGAGCACGGGCGCGACCGCCGTATCGAACAGACGGAACGCGAGCTCCGCACCTTCGCGCGCATGGCGCCGGGGTTCCGCGAGGTGCATCCCCTGACCGCGCGGATGCCGCAGGAATGCACGGAAATCACCGCCCAGGTGTTCCAGTCCCTGCGCTTCGATACGACCTTCCGGATCCCGAGCTATCTTGCCTGGCAGGATCGGCATGGCCACGCCCTTGCCTACCGCTTCCACAAGCGCTTCCTGCAGCATCTGCAGCATCAGACCGGCGATAACCCGGAGCAGGTGCAGTGGGTACTGAAATGCCCGGATCATGTCTTCGCCCTGGATGCGGTGCGCAGCATCTATCCGGACGCCCGGATCGTGTTCCTGCATCGCGATCCGCTCAAAGTGCTCCCCTCCGTCGCCAAGCTGACCGAGATCCTCCGGAACCCCTTCACCGAGCGCCAGGACCTCTCGGAAATCGGTGCGCAGGTGGCAAGTCGTTGGCATCAGGGCGTGGAGGCCATGATGCGTGCCGCGGACACAAACGAGGCCGGCGGCGATCGCAGCGGCGGCGCGATCTGCCACATCCATTACCGGGAACTGACGGACAATCCGCTCGGCACGATCGCGCGTCTCTACGCGCATTTTGGGATGCGCCTGGGTGACGATGCGGTCCGGAGAATCACGACAGAGATGAACCGCGAGACGCGCGGCGGCTACGCCCGCAATGTGTATCGCTTTGCCGATCATGGTCTCGACGCTCAGCGCGAGCGCGGATTCTTCGCCGGCTATATGAAGAGGTTCGGAATCTTCGAGGAAGCGCTGGCAGCGTAAATTTGTTTCGGACTAGTAAATTTTTTATAGACAAACGCCCCAAAAATCCCTATATAAATTTATATGATGCCTTGATGTGTCGCTCGGTCGACAGCCTGCAAATCCGGGGCCTCTAGTTCTTTTCATAAGAACGACGCTTCTTTGCCACAGAGAAGCCACGGCAATCTTCCCATTGACGATCTGAAGGATCCTGACCGGCTCATGGATCTCGGCCTTGTCGAATGGGCCGAGTTCGTCCTTGAACAACTCGAGCAGACGCCTGCGCCCCATCATCGGAGACTGATGGCGGAGCTTGATGCAGTCAGCCGTGGCGAAACGGACCGGCTGATGGTGCTCATGCCACCGGGCTCGGCGAAATCGACCTATGTCTCCGTCTTGTTCCCGGCCTGGTATCTAGCGCGGCATCCGCGCTCGGCCCTGATCATGGCCTGCCATACGGACAGCCTGGCGAGCCATTTCGGCCGCCGCACCCGCGCCCTGGTGCAGGAGCATAGCGCCGTTCTGGACTACAAGCTTTCCCTCGACGAGCGTGCCGCCAATCGCTGGCGGACCAGTGCGGGTGGCGAGTATTTCGCGGCCGGTATCCGCGGGCCGATCACCGGGCGGCGGGCCGATCTCGCGATCATCGACGACCCCGTAAAATCCTGGGCCGAGGCTGATTCTCCGATGTGCCGCGAGCATGCCTGGGAGTGGTATCGCTCGGATTTGCTGCCCCGGCTGAAGCCGCGCGGGCGGGTGGTGCTGGTGATGACTCGCTGGCACCAGGATGATCTCGGCGGCCGGATCCTGGATATGGAACCGGGCTGGTCTGTGTTGCGTCTCCCGGCTCTGGCGGTGGTGCCTGACCCCATGGGCAGGGCCGAGGGCGAGGCCCTGTGGCCGACCTGGGAAGATGCCGCCGCCTTGGTCCGCAAGCGGACCGCGATGGGTGAGCGCGCCTTCGCCGCATTGTTCCAGCAGGATCCCCGTCCGCCCTCGGGCGGGCTCTTCATGCCGGAGCGGATTGGCATCTGCGAAAGGGCGCCCGCCGACAGCCTGGCCGTGCGGGCCTGGGATCTGGCGGCGGCGCTGCCGGCACCGGGCAAGGACCCGGATTGGACCGTGGGGCTACGCCTGGAGCGCGATGCGGATGAACGATTCGTCGTGACCGATATCCAGCGGCTGCGCGGCTCGCCGGGCGAGGTAGAGACGGCCATTGTGACGACCGCACAAAGAGATGGCGCCGCCGTCGTCGTGGCTTTGCCGCAGGACCCGGGTCAGGCCGGCCAAGCGCAGACCTCCTATCTGGCGCGCAAGCTCGCCGGTTTCACGGTGCGTGCATCGCCCGAGACGGGTGCCAAGCTGACCCGCGCCGCGCCCGTGGCGGCGCAGGTCGAGGCTGGCAATCTGCGGCTGCTGCGCGCCGGCTGGAATCGGATCTTCCTTGAGGAACTGAGAGACTTTCCCCACGGGCGCAAGGACGACCAGGTGGATGCACTGTCCCGGGCGTTCATGAGCCTCGTCTCACCCGCCGCTCCCACGCGTCGGGTGCATGTTCCGCTGCTCGCACGCTGAATAACTCACCAAGGCGTAACTCGGCTTAGGCAGGTCGGACCGACCCGCGCGCGGCACGCCGCGCCGATCACGTGAGCCACGCCGCCGCACTTTTCTCGGAAACATGAAACGATGTTCGACGCGATCCGCGCGCTGATCCCGCGCGACCCCGACTATCCGGCGCGCGTCGGCACGCTGGATGTGCTTCGTCGTGTCCTCAATGGAACCATCTACGACGCCTTGCCCTACCAGTTCCATGAGGAACGTGGCGCCGGCGGCGAGTATATCCCGATTCGCCAGCGCCGCCCGTCCATCCGCTATGCGCTCTGCCGCACGGTGGTCGAAGATAGCGTGGCGCTTCTGTTCAGCGAAGGCCACTTCCCTGCCATCGTCTGTGCCGATCTCGACCTGCGCAACTTCCTCGCCGATCTCGTCCGAGATGCCGGCCTCAACGCCCTCATGATCGATGCGGCGTTGCGCGGCTCGGTCGGCTCCGTGGCGCTCCTGCTGCGCATCCTCAAGGGCCGCGTCTACGTGTCCGCTATCGACAGCCTGTTCCTTACACCAGCCTGGCGCGCCGACGCGCCCGATACGCTGGAGAGCGTGACCGAGCAATACAAGGTGCGCGGCGCGCTCCTCGCCGCACAGGGCTACGACATCCCGGAGCCAACCGTCGACTACTGGTTCATGCGCCGCTGGGACGCCGAGACAGAGACCTGGTTTCTGCCCTGGCCTGTTGGCATCGTCCCCCTCGGCGGCCCGCAGATCGATACCAGCCGCACTGTCCGCCATGGTCTCGGCTTCGTGCCCATCGTCTGGATCCGCAACCTGCCCGGCGGAGACGGCATCGACGGTGCCTGCACCTTTCGCGCGGCCGTCGAGACCAGCATCGAAATCGACTACCAGCTGTCGCAGGCTGGCCGCGGCTTGACCTACAGTTCCGATCCAACGCTGCTCATCAAGGAGCCGGCGACCACGGACCGGGAGATTATCAAAGGTGCCGGGAACGCCTTGGTCGTGAGCAAGGATGGCGACGCGCGCCTGCTCGAGATCGGCGGAACGGCAGCGAATGCAGTGATCGACTATGTCCGTGTCCTGCGGGAACTGGCGTTGGAAAGCGTACACGGCAACCGCTCCTCGGCGGACCGCATCGCCGCCGCCCAATCCGGCCGCGCACTGGAGTTGATGAACCAAGGCCTCATCTGGCTTGCCGACAATCTCCGTATTTCCTACGGGGACAACGGCCTTCTCGCTCTGGTGCGCATGATCATGGCGGCGGCGGCACGCTATCCGCTCACGGTCCTCGGCCGACCGGCGCCAAAGATGGAGCCCGGCACCCGGCTCTCCCTGGACTGGCCACGCTGGTATCCGCCGAGCGCCGCCGATCAACTGGCGGAAGCGCAAACCCTCTCGACGCTTGCAAAGGCTGGACAGATCAGCCGCGAGACCGCCATCCGCGCCATAGCCGACGAATACGGCATCGAGGATGTGGCAGCGGAGCTCGATCGGATCGCAAAGGAGCACCCGAATGACGAATCCTGAACCATCTAATTCTGATACGGAGACGGTGGAAACCCTCCGCGCGCGCGCCGCGGAGCTGGAGCAGCAGGTCCGATCGCTGTCGGAGCAGGCGCGCGCCAACCTCCTGATGTCCGAGTTGAAGGCGGAAGCCGTGCGGGCCGGAATGGTCGATCTTGACGGTCTCAAGCTGCTCGACACCTCGACACTCACTGTCGGGGAACACGGCGAGGTCGCCGGCGCAGCCGCGTTAATGGATCGCTTTCGCCGGACGAAACCCTGGCTGTTCGGCGCTGCGTCCAGCACGACAACGGCGGTGCCCCCGCCATCGCAGCCGCCACGCGCGAAGCAGGCGACCGACATGACACCCGAGGAGTACCGCGCCGCACGCGCGGCCTTGATCCGTCGGATCTGACGCACACCCGATTTGCGCCGTCCTCGGTGGCTCAAACCCGCCCAGGCCGGCCCTGACCAAGTCACTGACCGCACAACCCCAAGAGGATCGCGATGGGCATCCAGAACTTCCCCCCGGCCTTGCAGCCGATCATCCAGCAGGGCTTCCTGGAGCGCGAGTTCCAGCAAGCCCTGCGTTCCCGGCTGGGCTACCGCGCCGTCGCTGACCGCGAAGAGATCGCCGTCGGCATCGGCGAGACGCTCACGAAAACCCGCGCCGGGCTCAAGCCCAGCGTCACCACGCCGCTGGCGCCCGCGACCAACACCAATCTCGACAACGGCCTGACGCCGACGAGCTGGGGCGTCGAGCAGTATACGCTCACGTTGAATTTCTACGCGGCGACAGCGGATTTGAACATGGTGACGAGCCGCGTCGGCATCGCCAGCCAGTTCTTACAGAATGCCTATACCAATGGCGAGCAGGCGGCACGCAGCCTGGATGAGCTGTCGCGCAATGCGCTGTTCAATGCCTATTTCGGCGGCAATACGCGGGTGATGACCGCGCTCACGAGCGCTGGCCCGACCATCGCCGTCGACGACATCCGCGGCTTTCAGACGGGCTTCGTCAACGGGCTTCAGGTGCCGGTATCAGCAAGTAACCCGCTCGCCGTCACCGTCGGTGCCGATATCTATACCCTCGTCGGCGCAACGGCGGATGCCACCAATGTCTCGACGGCACCGAACGGCATTTCCGGTCTGCTCACCTTCAGCAGCAATGTCAGCGTCAGCGATGGTGCCGCATACAGCTCCGTCCAGGCGGCGACGGCGAGCGCCACGGGGAATGGCACCTTCCTGACCAATCCGGGTGACGGCTCCGACCCCTCGGGCTGGGCATTGGGGCCCGATGGCCTCGCGACCGAGGCCTATCTCACCGGCGCCAGCGCTATTCCGACGGCCGCTGACCTCACCGACATCGCGGCCATCGTCTGGCCCTGGACGGAGCAGGACAGCACCGCGCCTTATTCGCAGAAGGCGCTGTACACCGGCACCGTCGAGCGGCTGGCGTCGCTCACGCGGGCGATGCTCGGGCGGACGGCCGCGCAGCTGCCGCTGCTGATGTGGAATGCGATCCCCTATGAAACCGATGCGGGCGTGCAGATGGTGCGCGAGAGCGTCGCCGATATCGCGGCCGACAGCACACAGAACCTCCGCGTCTTCGTGGCACAGACGGCGGACAGCATTCCGCTGAGCGCCAGCTATGACGCGACCAACGGGACCTGGACTGGCGG